GTATTTTAGAAGCAGTTTTTTGTACTAAGTTTGAAGATGAAATTTGAACGAAAGGAACATAGAGAAAGACAGAACAAAGCTCTAACTCAGTTTTGTAAAAACTTTGATTTAACTTATGGTTCACACGAAGAATACGCTCATATTGACGCAGCACTATATAATAAAGGAAAACTTACAGGATTTGCTGAAGTAAAAGGAGTTCATAAGAATATAGAAGATAAACAAGATGTAGTAGTAGCAATGAGAAAGTTGGTCAGAGCACAACAGCTTCAAGTCCGTAGCAAGAAGCCTGTAGCTATTATATGGGCTTTTAATAATGCAATTGTTTATGAAAGAATAAATAATTTAAAAGGTATCTTTTATTATGGTGGTAGAGCAGTCAGAGAAGGAAGCACCTTTGACCAAGAACAACTTCTTAAAGTATTAATCAAAAACCTAATAAGAATTGAAGAAGACAGTCAGTAAATTAAAAAAGGAACTTGACAAGTGGTTCAGTCTTTACATTAGACTTAGACAAGCTAACGAATACGGAATGTGCCAATGCTTCACCTGTGGAGTAGTCAGGAACTACAAAGACGGTATGCAAAACGGACACTTTCAGTCTAGGAAACATTTGTCTACAAGATTTGATGAGGAGAATTGTCAAGTACAATGTGTTAAATGTAATGTCTATGCTTGGGGTGAACAGTACAAATTCAGTCTAGCATTAGATAGTAAGTATGGAGAAGGTACTGCAGAGGAATTACAATTTTTAGCTAGGACAACTTTGAAGATTTCTAGGGTAGAATATGAGGAAAAGATAAGTTATTACAAATCACTTGTTGATAAGTTAAAAAAAGAAAAAGGAATTGAGTAAACTTTTTTTTATCTTTGGCGTATGATAGAACCGATTTACGCAAGTGAAGAACACAAGCAAATAATTGAAACATATATTTTAATGTGTACTGAGTTCTCAAAAGAAGTAAGCACAAAAGCAAAATACAATAATTACTTAGATGTTATAGACATCATACTAGAATACCATAATAATTACGGCAAAGGAGTTAAAGAAAACAATTGGTATGATTGGTTAATGATTATTCCAATAAACTTATCAGTAGCTACGAATGGTTTCTTTGCAGGACTTGAAACAAAAAGTAACTCAGCTACTCTTAGAGCATATAAAACTGTTTTAGATGAAATGGCACACGATGTAACAGATAAAATTGACGCATTAGAACAAATAAATGACTGAGATATATGCAGAAATATCAAGCCTAAGTTACAAGTTCAGAGAAATGTGCTTTGGTATTACGCAAGATGAGGAAGCTATTAATGATGCTGTTCAGGAACTTATGCTTTACTACTTACAGATGAACCCTGACACGCTTAAAGGAATTTGGGAAAAAGATGGACAAGATGGATTGATTAGGTATGGTGCAATTATATTAAGAAGAGCTTTAACAAGTTTACGAAGCCCTTACTATTATAAGTATAAGAAATATTACACTCATATACAGAATTTTTATGAAACAAATGTTACTGAGGGAAATCATAAGAACCTGTACAATATGCCTGAAGTAATAGAAGAATACAAATGGACTAAGCTAGAAGAAATTGATAAGGTCTTAGATAAGCAAACTTGGTACGATAAGAAAATATTCGAATTGTACTACCAAGGAGAGACACTCGATAGCCTAGCAAAGAAAACAGGTATAAGCAGGAACAGTTTATTTACTACAATAGATAAGGTAAGGGAAATACTTAAAAAAGAATTGAATGATTAACCTAATAGTTATATGGCCTTCATAATATGAATAAGTTTTTTGTACCTAATGAAGTCTATGAAGATAGAATAGCAATATGTAGGAGTTGTGTTTACTATTTTAAACCTACAGGAAATTGTAAAATTTGTACCTGTTTTATGAAACTGAAGGCAAGAATTGCTACTCAACATTGTCCTAAGAAATATTGGGATAAAACAACAGAAGTAAAAACTCCTGATTCTTTGCCACAGGAAATAGTAGATGAGGTTTTAGATATGTGGAAAGACTTAAAAACAGGAAGAGCAAAAGATCAAGCAGCTAAAAAAAGAATGATTGAAACTTACAACACCATATTTAATACTAATTACAGCCCTAGAACTAATTGTGGCTCTTGTATTTCAACTTGCTTTGATGGAATAAAAAAACTATATAAAGAATATGCTAAGGGCTAAACTTAACTTAAATAACAATGCGGTTATTTTCTTATTTTTTTCCGAACCCTTAGCGTATTCATAACTTAAATAAATAGATATGAAAAGAACTTACAAAACAATTAAATGGGTATTAAACAATCACGTTAAAAAGAATGTCAGAAGTCTTTGGACTTGGGAGAACGATAACTTTACCTGTATCTTTGAAAACTATGGTGGTGATAGCAGAATATATACACCGCATCAATTACTTAAACTTTTAGATAATGACACAAAACGACAAACTAATTAAAAACCTAGAAACTATGCCACCAATAGACTTAGATTACAAAAAAACACCTGAACCAAGTTACTACTCAGGAAAGAAGTACGGTTACTCAGCAAGAAAAGTAGTAGAGGACTTTCAACCTGATAGCTACAACTTAGGAACTGCAATAAGTTATCTGTTAAGAGCAGGAAATAAACCTGATAACCCTGCTGAACAAGATATACAGAAAGCAATTAATCACCTGCACTTTGAACTAGACAGATTACATAATGACGCTGTATAAAGGTGATTGCTTAGAGGTTATGAAGTTAATACCTGATGGAAGTATAGATGCTGTTATAACAGACCCCCCTTATGGCACAACAGCGTGTAAATGGGATAGTGTTATAGATTTTGAATTAATGTGGAAACAGTTAAACAGAATTATAAAACCAAATGGAGCAATAGTATTGTTTGGTAGTGAGCCTTTTAGTAGTGCTTTAAGAATGTCAAATATTAAAAATTATAAATATGATTGGATATGGGATAAAGTTAATTTATATACGGGAACATTTCTTGCAAACAAACAACCTTTAAGAAGATATGAGAATATAATTATTTTTTATAAAAAACAACCAACTTACAACAAACAATACAGAAAAGGTCAGCCATATAAAATGAAAAGAAACACCCTTGGAAATGGCGAAGTTACAAATAGTAAATATAAAAGAATAGAAACAATAAATAATGGAAGTCATAATCCTTGCAACATATTACAAATAGAAGGTGGGAATAAATCTGAAAAAGGTCAGCACCCAACACAAAAACCTGTATTATTAATGGAGTATCTGATTAAAACATACACGAACGAAAATGAAACGGTGCTAGACTTTACAATGGGAAGCGGAACAACAGGAGTTGCAGCAAAGAATTTAAACAGAAACTTTATAGGAATTGAACAAGACGAAAACTATTTTAAGATTGCGGAGGAAAGAATTAATAAGCAGGAAAAACAATTAAAGATATTATGACTTTATACACTTGCGAGTGCGGTAAGGAAGAAAAAGAAGTTGGCAAAGCTACAATAGTCCTTAGAGATAAGAAGTGGGTTTGTAAAGAAGCTCAATGTAGTTGCGGTAAATGGATGGATAGCAAACCAACAGACGGAATGCCAAGTCTTAAAAGAACTGAAGCATCATTAAGTAAAAAAAAAAGAGGTGATAAACTATGGGCAGGAGCAAAAGAAAAGCTAATAGGCACAAGAGGAGTAAATGAAGACTACTAAATAAATTAACAAAAATTCTATTATATATTATGAAACAACAAGTTAAGATAAGTAAAGTAAAGGGAAATCCTAACAATCCTAGAATAATTAAGAACGATAAATTTAAAAAGCTAGTAAAGTCAATACAAGAATTTCCTGAGATGTTAAAGCTAAGACCAATTGTAGTTGATGAGGATATGATAGTCTTAGGTGGTAATATGAGATTAAAGGCAAGTAAAGATGCAGGGCTAAAAGAAGTATGGATTGAAATAGCAGAAGGACTTACTGAAGAACAAAAGAAAGAGTTTATAGTTAAAGACAATGTAGGGTTTGGTGAATGGGAATGGGATATGTTAGCTAATGAATGGGATAGCGTACAACTTGCTGAATGGGGATTAGATGTATGGGAAAATGAAGATGATAAAGAGCCTGAAGCAGGACTAATAGAAGATGATGAAATACCTGAAGTAAAAGAAAGCAAAGTAAAGAGAGGTGATATTTGGCAACTAGGAGAGCATAGAATAATGTGTGGAGATAGTACAAGCTCAGATGATGTTGCTAAACTAATGAATGGAGAAAAAGCTGATATGGTATTTACCGACCCACCTTATAATATAGATTTTCAAGGAACAATGAGTTGCACTTCAAAAGATGGAGAAATAATTACAATGAAAGATGGTTACTCAGTTCCTAATAGTCAATATGAAGGAATTAAAAATGATAAGAAAACAAAGGAAGAATTTAAACCATTTATAGAAAAAACACTTGAAAGGATAAAAGAATATGTTATTGGTGGTTGGTATGTATGTTTTTCTTCATCTACTATTGAAGAATTATTAAATCCATTAATAGAACAAGGAATGAGATGGAAAAGCATTATAATATGGAACAAAAATCAATCACCAATGGGTGGGGGTAATTTTAGAAAGAAGTATGAGCCTATTGTTTATGGATATTTTAATAATAATTTTTATGGTAAAGAGTATTCAGAAGATGATGTGTGGGATATAGATAGAACAAGGAAAAATGATTTACATCCAACTATGAAACCTATACCATTAATAGAAAAAGCTATTGGTTATTCTTCAAAAAAAAATGAAAGTGTTTTAGATTTATTTCTTGGTAGTGGCTCAACACTAATAGCAGCAGAAAAACTAAATAGAAAATGTTATGGTATGGAATTAGACGAAAAGTACTGTGATGTAATTATAGAAAGATGGGAACAATTTACAGGACAAAAAGCAATAAAGAATGGAACAGAATAGAACAAAGATTAACAAAGAGAGATTACTCAAAGCATTAGAAAGTTCTTTAGGAGTAATAACAACAGCTTTAAAAGCAACTGACTTAAGTAGAACAAACTTTTATAAATGGATAAAAGAAGATGAAGAATTTGCAGCTAAGGTTGAAGAAATAGAAAACATACAACAAGATTTTATTAAGTCTAAGTATTATGAATGTGTAAAAGACAAAGTGCCTTCAGTTGTAATACACGCAGCTAAGACTAGGTTAGGTTGGAATGAAACAAACAGAGTAGATATAACTTCAGGTGATAAAGCTATTAATATGCCTGTAATAACATTTGTTGAAACTGATACTGAATAAGAAATACAATCCTTTATTCTCATCTGACGCTAGATACTTTATAATTACAGGCGGTAGAGGTTCAGGTAAGTCTTTTGCTGTTACAGTCTTTCTTACTTTACTTACAATGACTAAAGGGATTAGAATACTCTTTACTCGTTTTACAATGACATCAGCTCACTTATCAATTATTCCTGAGTTCTTAGAAAAGATAGGGCTGTTAGGTTTTGATGAAGTCTTTAGTATTAATAAAGCAGAAGTAGTTAATACAAGCAATCAATCAGACATCCTATTTAGAGGTATTAGAACTTCAGCAGGTAATCAAACAGCAAGTCTAAAGTCATTACAAGGAATAAGCACTTGGGTACTTGACGAAGCCGAAGAATTGGTTGATGAGAATATCTTTGATACTATTGATTTAAGTATAAGAGAAAAGAACATACATAATAGAGTAGTACTTATATTAAACCCTGTTACTAAAGAGCATTGGATATATAAAAGGTTTTTTGAGGACAAAGGAGTTGAAGGTGGATTTAACGGCTTTAAAGACAATGTATGCTACATACATACTAGCTACCTAGATAATATAATAAACCTCTCTCAGAGCTTCCTAGAGCGTATTAAGAGCATAAAGCATAGAAACTTTAAAAAGTATCATCACAAAATCTTAGGAGGTTGGTTAGACAAAGCAGAAGGAGTAGTATTTGAGAATTGGAGTATTGGAGAATTTAATCCTGATGGCTTACAAACTTCTTGTGGAATGGACTTTGGCTTTAGTGTGGACCCTGACAGCCTTACAGAAGTAGCTATTGACAAAAGGAAGCGTAAGATATATTTAAAAGAACATATCTATAAGAACGGATTAAAGTCAAATGAGTTAGCTCAAATCATATTAGACAAAGTAGATAATAAACTTATCATTGCTGACTCAGCAGAGCCAAGATTAATTGCTGACCTTAGACATTTAGGAGTAAACATTAAACCTGTTAAAAAAGGAACTATTGAAAGCGGCATTACTCGTATGCAAGACTATGAATTAATCATAACTCCTGAAAGCACTAACATAGCTAAAGAGCTAAACAATTACATATACGCTGACAAAGGTTCTAAGCTCTATGTAGATAACTACAATCACGCAATTGATGGTGTTCGTTATAATGTCATTTATCACTTAGATAACCCTAATGCAGGGAAGTATTATGTACAGTAAACTAAAAACAACAAATTTCTATTATATAACAGATGAAAGTAAAAGTCAAAAAGGAAGGTAAGGTAAAAGAGTTCAAATTGATTAGTAGTTGGGAAGATGTAACTCTTGAAAAGTGGTTACAACTTATTGACTTTGAAACAGGAACCAAAACAGAAGAAGCAGAGGAAACAATAGCAGCTTTATCTAACATTCCTAAGCAGTTAGTAAAAGAGTTAGCTTTATCAGATGTGGCAGTAATAATGAGTAGGATAGCACAGCTACAACAAGAGCAAGATACAAAGCTAAAAAGGATAATTGAAATAGATGGTATTGAGTACGGCTTTCATCCTGATTTAGATAGTATAACATTAGGTGAGTATGCAGACTTAGAAACATTTATTAAGGGTGGTATAGAAAAGCATTTACCCGAAGTAATGGCTGTTCTTTATAGACCGATAAAAGAAAAGAAAAATGATATTTATGTTATTGATGCTTATGATGGAAATATACGGCTTAGGACAGAAGAAATGAAAAAGATGTCAGCTGAACAGGTGCAAAGTGCATTGGTTTTTTTTTACACTTTAGGGAAGGAGTTGTCAGAGATTTTGCCATTGTATTTGATGGAGCGGCTGAAGGAAACGAAGACGCAATAGCAACAGAAAGCTTTGCAGAGAAGTGGTCGTGGTTTGGAGTTTTTTATAGATTGTGTAATGCTGAAATAGTAAACTTAGAAAGAATAACGAATTTAGGATTGTTGGAATGCTTAACTTGGTTAAGTTATGAAACAGACTTAAACTCACAAAACAAAGTAAATAGAAATGGTAAACAATAAGAGCTACAATAATGTAGTAAATACATTGCTTAGACTTGGTGAGGGTCACGACCAAATAAGCACAACTTCAGTAGGAGATATATATGACATCAACCTTGAAAAGATGGAGAAGTTTCCCTTAATGCATATAAACCCTACTTCAGTAACTACAGGAGATAGTCAATTGACTTATAACTTTCAAGTGTTTATTATGGATATGGTTTCTGAAAAGTCAGATTGGCAAACTAGACAGCATCAGCTTTTAACTAAACTAGTAGACAGAGAGAATAACGAACAAGAAGTATTTAATCAAACACTAGGTATTTGCACAGATATTATAAGTATGCTTAGACACAGTTCAAGACAATCACTATTAGGAGTAAATGATATTAACGAACCTATTTATTTTACACAAGACCAATTCACTATAGAGCCGTTTCAGGAAAGATTTGATAACTTATGTTGTGGGTATGTATTTAATTTAGGAGTATTAGTTCAGAATGACTTCCAAACTTGTGATATTCCTGCAAGTTTAAGAGGTGCAGGTTACTAATGTTAAAATTTAAGATAGGAAGATTAATAGTTCAAATAGGGTGGAAGAAATTTAAAATAACAATAAAGCTATGAAGTACGAAGACATATTAGAAAAGCTAGAAGCAATAAGTATTGAGCTTGAAAGTTATAATGACTACCCTCAAGCAGCTACTAATAATGCTAAAAGAGCAAGAAAGTATAAAGAAGAAAATGGAAGCAGCTGTGGAACTAGAGTAGGTTGGACTCGCTCAGCACAGTTAGCAGATAGAAAACCTATTAGCAGAGATACAATAGCAAGAATGGCATCATTTAAAAGACATCAACAACATAAAGATGTGCCTTACTCAGAAGGTTGCGGAGGTATTATGTGGGATGCTTGGGGAGGTTCATCAGGTGTAAATTGGGCAATAAATAAACTTAAACAAATAGATAAAAAATAAA